GACATCAGCTGTTTTCAGGTTTAATTCGCCCCCACCCGGTATGTTAAAAGGGTAGGGAAGAGGGCATGTGGCAGTATTTCATATCCTTTCAAGACTCATGCACAAACATTAAAAATTCATTTTTTGGGATGAATTAAGAAACAAGGAGAAAATAAGTTATAAACCGGCGCGAAATACATACTATTTAAATTGACAGAATAACCATGCATGATACAACTGAAACTAACATCATTAGCTGATAAAAAGATTTGATAAACGTCATATTTAGTCATCATTTTTGCTTTCCACTTTTTTACAAAATCCACACTGACAGTAGCGACGGCATGATATTTTCCAAAAGTGAATTTATAGGCAGCCACATCCGCACTAGTTATATCTATAAACCCATGATGTTTCAATACAGGTTTTAAATCGTCCTCCATTTCGTAAAAACTTATGAAAAAGAAACCTTTTATCACTAGTGTATCAGCAATGTAATTCAATTCTTTCTCCAATTCGTCTCTAGTAGAAAAACCCATGTAATAAGAATTAAAAGCGAAGACGTGTCCTAAACCGCACAATTCAGTTAACTTGTCTCTGTTCACTTCAGCTTTAATAACTGTAATTCCACGTTTAACATCCAGCACAGAAGCTCTATCGTATCCCACATAATTAAGAATAGTATCATCATCGATAACAGTCATATAAGCACACTCATAATCACGACAACCAATATCATATGCAGTTAAACTAACATCAAGAACACCTTTATCAAAATGCAAAGCCTTCAGAATTTTCCATCCAACCATACGATGAGCATCTCCTAAAACAACAACTTCTCGAACACCGGGAATAACAAAATCTAATGAGGGTGTAAAAATTCCTTCTGGCTTGTGTTCGCTACCTGTAATTGACAAAGCTTTGTAAATTTGTTTATTGCGCATGAACAATCCGATTCTCTGAATATTTGTCGTCCCGAAAAAAGTTAAATTTAAATGTTCCTTATCATAAATGGAAGAACCATAACTGACACATTGAGATAAATTTAAAAATACAGAGCAAATATTTGTCATTTCTTCAGAGGTTATGTCAACGCTGAATATTTTACAATTCAAGTCGTTCAAGGTATATTTTCGAGGGGTACCCATGTATGTAAAGAACAATTGATTAGGTTCGCTCAATCCTAAAGTATTCACAACTTTCCTTAACTCCTTATCATCCGGAATTGACTCAGCTGTTTTTACCTTGTCTATAATCAAAAATATTTCCAAACTTCCCACTTTCGACCAAGCATGACGAATAATTCGCAATGTAATAAAATGACCTGATGCAGCTATCTCAGCACCATATTCACGAAGAATAGCAGTGACTGAACTCAAAGTATGAAATAGACAGTATTGCAACTTAAAAATCAATCTTTTACTAAATGATTCTAAACAAACTCTCAATTGTCTTAGAGTATTCGCAGTAATATTTGCAACGCTAGATCCTATGCTTTGATCCATATCAGAAATGGCGACGTCATACACATTTTTCAAATTAATAGATAGAACATTTGCTTTTTTACCTGGCCATTCCGCGTCATTACCATACCTTTGAATACTCCAATTCTCATGCGATAAACGATATAACATGTCAGCAACGGGTTCACTTTTAGCACCAAGAAAGACGATACTCATGGGTTGATTTAACTGAACAAAAGTTTTCTCGTGCAAAAACTGAAAGAATAAGCTTAATAATTTGAAAGAAGAAGTATTAGGAGATGTGTATACTAATTTATCAACGTCTGCTGTGATTGGAGGTACGTCTAATTCACCTTTGACATTCACCGTAAATTTCGGTGAAGATGCTACACTATAAGCAACCCAAAACAAAAAGTCAGCTGAAGACAAGGAACTTTTTATTAAATTAGGTTCAACAAATTTCTTAAAGATGTTTTTAGAATTTAAAACTTGCTTTTGTAAAGCCTTGAATACTTTCCTCTGAGCTGTGTTTTTACGAAAATCGGATAATCTACTCTCATCTGTTTGAATCAAAACGTCATGACCACCTGGAACTAAAGGCAAAGAATACATTGCATAAGGACTGAGAAAACGGCTTTCGAACATCATTCGAATGTGCTCTGAAACTTCAAACAAATTTGGAGGGAATACTTCTAAAGTGTTTAAGGGTAATGCGTCACCTAAAGGATAATCAATCAACCGGCATGCACTAACATCATTAATATCGAAATCTTCTAAATTGGCACCGTCACCATACTCTTCAATCTCAATAAGCTCAAGATTAGGTTTCAAATTTAAACTAGGAGATATTGTTTGCATCAGTTGATACATCTGATCATAAACAAAAAACAGTTGGAAAGGTTTGAGTTTAGATCTATTGTACTTTTCAGTTAAATTTTCAAAAGTAAGTTTTCCAAATTCTTTCAAATGTCCGAATCTACGATGATAATAGGAATCAAAATCTGAGTAAGTCATAGGAATACTACTAGGACTTCCACTGTTAAAAGGAATAGCACCAAACAGTTGTATATAGAGATATAATTCACCGAACTCTTGAGCTATCGCGTCAATGAATAATTCATAAAATGGACTGTAAGCAGTCAAATAGTAGCCTCTTCTTTCTAAACGATTAGTACCGAGATTGTCTTGTAATTTTAATTGAGCATGGTATGTTCGAACAACGGTATATATTTGAGGTTTAACTGATTCTGGAATGGGTTCAAAATAAAGGTAAAGTTCATCAAAGAAGGTCGGATAATGAAGAATTCCAACTAACTCATTATTGAATTGTCCTAAATTTCGGAAAATGTTCGCATGATTTGGTCTGTTGGTATCAGCGTGAGTATAGTCGTTGTGTAAAGGCCATAATGTCCAATATTGAAGATCGTTTCCAATTCCTCCTAGAATGGTGTCTTTATCAAAAGTAAATCCTAGTTTTCCAAAGCTTGGCAATTTAACGAATTTTCGACCCTGACCTTTAACATATAAAATTTTGTTGAATCGAGATAAATATGAAATTGCATATTCTACTTCATTATACGTGTCTAAAAATATTATGTTCTCCTTTGTTCGTAGATTTAACATTTGGCGATAATATTCAGTTGGTACGAGACAATGCAAACTGTAATCTAGGTATAATAAAGCCCAAAACCCAAATTGATTAACATATCCATTTTCTTTCAAATTCAAACTATCAAACAACAGCTTTAAGTAAGCTGGAAGACGTTCGTTAATGAATTCAGCATTTTTCAAAATTGCGTTGCCTGATTCAACATTTTTATGTGATGGAATTGACATTGAGCCAGAGCCAGTCGAGGAGGGAAGGACAGTCCAAGGATTTAATAAAGCTGAATTCCAATCAAAAAAAGCATTTGACCAAACAGGATTAACTCGTAGAGTGTTTCGAGTTGGAGGGGCGTCATTGGATGAGAATTTATTTTTAAGTTTTGTAATAAAAATAGGCTGATGTAAGACAGTGTGTTTGAATTTAGCAGTTGGAATGAGTTGGTTTCTTCTAATGTCTGTAATTTGTCCGCTGAAAGGATAAATGAGGGCCTGCACATTTACTTTCAACATCCTGAAAAAAACTT